CCAAAAAATTCTAAATTCTCCAAAAAATTCAAAATCCCAAAAAATTCAAAATCCCAAAAAATTCAAAATTCTCAAAAATTCAAAATCCAAAAAAATTCAAAATTATCCAAAATTCATAAATTCCAAAAATATATTCAAAATGGTTTTTCGAAAATATTTTATTACTCTAAAATTATTTTTTTTTAAATGCTGGTAAATTTTTATTACCTTTTATTTTTTGTTTCAATTTAATTTTTTTTTTTAAATCATCTTTATCTATTTCATCAACTGTTAAAGGAGTATATTTTTTAGAAATTATCTTAGTGGGTCTATATACTGGATATTCTTTATTCCCAATGTCAGACCATTTTTCAAGATACCATCTTTTTAATGGTGGAATTTCTTTATTATTATCATCTTCATATTCTCCACCATATTTTTTATACATTTTTACAATATAACCGCTTTTATATGCTGAATGTTTTTTATAAACTAAATCAGCTTGTCTTTTAATTTTCTCATATAATAATTTATTTTTTGGTATTGGCATTATATATATTATATTATAAAAAAATTTTATTGTTTTTGGTTACATTCTCCAGTAGCACAGTTTAATATCCATTCATCCTCATAAACAATATAAAAATATACATCTATAACAACATTGCTATTATTTTGAAATGATACTACAACATTTCGAGGAGTTAGAGCATCATCTAAAGTATTTCTAATATTCATTAAATAGACTTTATTTCCATCCCACCACTCTTTTGATATCAGGCCACTTTCTACTCCAAGCTCAGTAGATGAACTTTTATTATAAATTGAAAGTTGTTCTATCCATGATTCATATTGATAAGTCAAAGCAGTGTTATTTACTTGAATTCCACCAACTTGAATAGAGAGATTAATTAAAGATAATGGGGCAAAGGAACACCCTCCCGATGGATCAAATGGACTTTGGAACTGGCTGAACCCGTTGACCGTCTGACCAATCAACGGAAAAATAACGACCGCCTTAATATTTCGTATTCCGGATTGTATAAGTTGCGAAAAAGTTGCCCCGGGTGATATATTATTATAAGTATTATATAAAAATTGCCTATTTACAACAGTTTTAGATTGTTGAGATGATAAGTAATCTGCTAATTTTAAAGGATCAAGAACTATATTTGGATAATAAAACCTTACTGCAGGCATTTGAGAAGAATAGTTACCATTGCCAAAATTAACAATTGCAGGATTTGGTGCTCCTCCAATAACAGCATTTCCGTAAGTTGAAATGGAATAATTTGGAACCCTACCAATAAAAAATCCTGCTGTTATATCGGTAAATGCTGCTGCTGAATAATTTTCAGTTCTACCTAAACTATTAATTGTAATTGGACAAGTATTGGTAAAAGTAGAGTAATTTAAACCGTTAAAATTTAATAATGGAAATCCACCATTTGCCGCTGCTTGGACTGATATTAATCCTGTATTTATGTAAATACGTAAAACCATATCTGCTTTTCTCATTAAATGAGCATTTTTCATAAATCCATTAATATCTGACAATTTAATAGTTAAATAATCATAATATATAATGTCATTATTTACTATAGTACAATAAGGTTTAAATTCTTGATTTAAATTATTGGCAGTTGTTATACTAGCAGTGAAATTGTTCCAAGTAGTTCCTAAAAATGTTGTAGAATTAATTCTTTCTTGAATGGCACCATTAACTGTTCCAAAGTTTTGAATTCCTCCTTGTAATTGTTCAGATGTTCCTACTTGTCCATTATTTAAATTAAATGCCTGACCAAAGGGGGCATTATTGGCAATACCCGGACCCGAACCGCCATAAGTATGGTTATAAGCTAAGTCTTGTGCACTATCAGCACCATAATTACCAGTATAATATGCTGATTTGGGATTATCTAATTGTTGAGAAAAACCTTTTATTTTTCCCGTTAATGTTAAATCATCTTTTGACATTTGACTTGCCATATCGAATCCATACATTAAATTACTGTATGGAATAAGCTGACTGACTGTCTTTCCATTTATCATTAAATCTAGAGAATGTATTGTACAAGCGTTATTTGTTTTTAAAGTTGCAATGGCAAAAGCTGAATTTGCAGGAGCTACTGCTGCGGCATTATTGGTATTTGTTAATCTGACACAGGTGAGAGTTGGGATTACGATAAAACATTCCTCTAAATTTATTAGGGTAGAAGAGGAGAATAATGATGATAAGTTAAATTGCACAAGTGACAGACTACTATTTGTATATATAGAATTATTAATGTCATTAACGTAATTCCACTGCTTACTCACATAAACAGAATCTTGATTAATTCCTTGTGGTTCAATTGCTTTTAAATATTCGTATTGATCTACTTCACTCATTGATTATATATATATATACTATATATTTTTTTTTAATTTATATATTATATATATTTTTTTTTATAACAATATATTATAAAGTAAAAAAATATAATATATTATAAATATATATAAAAATGTCAGACTTAGAACTATTACAAAAAAATTTAAATTATCAAATAAAAGCACAGGAAATTGGTTTAGCAAGTTGGAAGGGTTCACGTGGACCACCGCAAAAAATGACAATACCGACAAAAGATTATTTATTAAATTCTGCATCAAGACAACAAGATTTAATAAAAAACAGAAATAATATGGTAGAGGAATATTTAGAAGAACAACAAACACCAATATTTAGATATGATGAATTTGGAGATGTTATACTTGATGATGATGGTAAGCCAAAAGAATATAAATTTCATGGATCAACTCCTCCAGAATTAGATTTAGCCCCATTACGGATAAATATATTTGATCCTATAAGACGTATGATGGTAGATAGAGATATTCCAATAGCTGACCAAAAACAAATTTTACAAAATAAAAATGCATATATAATAGAAATGAGTAGAACAATTGATGAAAATATTAGACAATATAAAGAAGACTTAGAAAATAATAAACAAGTAATAATAGAATATGATACTACTATACAAGATTTAAAAAAACAAAATGATGATATGTATGCTATACCAGATTTAAAAGATAGGAGAAAATTAGTTAAACGTAATAAAGAAGCCATATCATCTTTATTACGTGGTAAACAAAGATTAGCTCAAGAAATAGAAGATATAAAAACAATAATAAATACATCAATAACAGAAAAACAACAATATGAAGAAGATATTGAAAATATTGCTGCTCAAGTACAAGACAAATTAAAAGAAAATGAACAAAAAATAAAAACATATAATGAGGAATTAAATGCTCTTAACAGTGGACAATTAAACACCTCTAAAGCATTCGATGAAACTGATGAAGAATATGCTCAAAGATTGCAACGAATGGCAGATGTACCTTTTGCCGATAGACGATCTCAAGAAAAAGCAATAAACCGAGAAAAAGAAAAATTAAGAGAAAATATGAAATTAATAATTAGAAATAATGCAGTAATAAATCAGGTTGTAAATGCATTATATTCGAATGAACCTTTATTAATTTTTGAAATAAATAAATTTTTTAATGGATTTAAAGAATATTTTATAAAAAAATTTGGGTCTGATAATGAAAAAATAGATTTTAGGGAAATATTAAGTGAAATTTCATTTTATTTAAAACGTTCTACAGATCCACGAGTTTTAGCTGGTAATGTTACAAATCCCGAAGAAATAGCCCAAGCAGTAGCCCGAAATTTACCACAATCTATTATACCATATCAAGAAAGAAGAACATCTGCTCCTGTATCATCCTCTTTAAATAGTCCTTTTAGTGATGAATTTGGAACTGGACCAGAAGATATCCTCAATGAATTTCAAAAATTCGTAGATGCAACAGATGCTAGTTTAAAAGGTTTAATACAACCGCCTGACGAAGGTCAATTAACAGGTGAGGAAAGCGAAGGAGAAGTAGAAAATAAATTAAGAATTGAACTTGTTCCTACATTGGGTGTAAATGAAACAATGGTTATAACTAATTCTACAGGAAAAAAATTATATATAAAATTTTATGTTGAAAATGTAAAAATTAAAAAAAAAGAAGGTAAATTATTACAGGATAAAGAATTTGTAGCACCTATATTTTTCGTATCAATGACAGGAGAACCTAAAAGTTTTCATGATATATCATATAGGAATTTAATTGATAGAATAGCTTTATTTTTTGGTGTCACCAAATCAGAAGTTTATAAATTAATGGGAAAAAGAGCAAGTAATAAATCATTTACAAAAGAAGATATGTCTGATTTTTTATCTACAAATGGTTTATTACCAACAATATCAAAACCTCCAAAAATATTAAAAACAGAACCACTTGTTATAGGATATGGAATAAAAAACTCTCAAGATATACCTGATAAAGTTAATTTTGGATCAAATATTTTATTTTTAAAAAAATTATTTCTAAAAAATATTTTATCAATACAAAATAAACACAATACAAAAATAAATGGTTTTAATAATGTTAATGTTTCTGATAATTTTGTAAAAATAATTATGAATTTATTAAAAAATATTGATTTTACTAATAATGATTTACAGAGTTTATCAAATGGTGAAAGAGTATTATTAGATAATTTATTAACATTATCAGAATTAAATAAAAAATTTATTACAGGATCTAATATAAGTTCTTTAAATCAATTAAAAAAAGAATATGAGCTACTAATAGGAGAAATTGAAGCAGGTAATAATAACGAAATTTTAAAAAAAAAATTATATACATTATTGATGAAATTAGTTCATTTTGGATGTATATCACAAGCACAAGCAAGAAAACAATATAAAGATATTATAAAAGAATATTTTTAACGTAAATGTATATTTAAAAAAAAATATATATAAATAATAAAAAAATTAATATATATTGTATATAATATATATAATAAATGACATATCACGAATGCGGAATACATCACTTAACACCATCTCAAAAAGCAAAATTAAGAAGAGGTGGATCTGTTAGAATGAAACTAGGTAAACATCACACATTACCATTAAGAGAAGATCAGTTAAAAAAATTAGCAAGAGCACATAGTAAAGGTCAAGCTTCAACAGTTATATTAGATCCTTACCAAGTGGATATTTTACACGGCTCAGGGTTCTTTGATTCTATGAAAAAAGCTTTTAGTTCTCCTGCTGCAAAACAAATTTCTCAAGCCTTAAGGCCTGTAGCTACTAATATGGCAAGAGGAGCATTAACATCAATGGGACCTATAGGTCAAGCATTGGGTAACGCGACTATTGATATTTTGGATGCCGAAGCATCAAAAAGAGGCTATGGTGTCAGAAAACATTATGTACATCATGATAAAAGATTAGTTGAACCTGTTGAAGTTGGTCATCACTTAAAAAGAGGTAAAGGATTTTTTGATAGTCTTAAAAAGGCTGCATCATCAAATGTTGCAAAATCAATTTCTAAAAGTTTGAGACCAATGGCTACTGATTTTATAAGATCCAAATTACCACAAGATGGTGTTTTAGGAGCATTAGGAAATTTAGCACTTGAGGAATCTAATAAATTAGCAGAACGTCATGGATATGGGGTAAGAAGAAGAGGAAGAAAAAAAGGAGGTGCACTAATTGCTGCAGGATATTAAAATTTTAAATTAATTTATAATATATATAATATATATGAATCCTAATCTAAATAATGAATTATCAAATTTTGAAATACAAAATTATTTAAAAAATTATAAAAGGTTTGTAGGTTGTTTTTCAAAGGATAAATTACCAAAATTAAAAAATAACCATTATTATATTATAAATTTACAACATTCAAAAGATGGTGGAGGAACTCATTGGACTTGTTTTTATGTTTTTAGTCCTAATTATATTTTATATATGGATCCTTATGGATACCCACCACCTGAAGAATTAGATGATAAAATTCAATTTATAAAATGGAATGACAAACCTATTCAAGATATTGACAGTTCCGCCTGTGGTTATTTTTGCATTGCTTTTATAAAGTTATCTTATTATATGGATAATAAAAATAAAGCATTAAAATATTTTAATGATTTATTTACTAATAATACAAAAAAAAATGATTATATATTAGAAAAATTATTAAAAATGAATTAAAATCTTTTTGAATAATCTAATAAATGAATAGATGGTTTTTTAATTTTATTTAAATCAAATTCTGGAGTATACATCATTTTTTTTACAAATCCATAATTTCCAGTTTTTGCTTTACCTCCTTTAAATTCTAACCAATTTTTTCTCAATCTTTTAACACCTTCACCTTTTAAATCAATCATCATAAAATTCATTGGTTCATTTGTACATTCTTTATAAAATTCTTTTATTTCATCTTTATCTAAATTGTCAATATTATGATTTCTTATAATATTATCAATACTTACATTATCATTTAATTTAAATATTATAAAATAATGTATATTTCGTGTTATAATTTTAGGTACATCTTTATAAGATTGTGACATTAAATAACAAGTAAAACCTTTTTTTCTACCAGATATTAAATAATCTTGTATTTTTTTTTTAGCTTTATTATCCAAATTTATAAAATCATCAAAAACTATTAATTTTTCTTTTTCATTATCTTCTTCATCCCAATCATTTAATGGTGGTAAATCTTTAATATCATTTATCATTTCTAATTCTGGAATTTTTGATTTTAAATGATTATATAATGGTTCATCTGTATTATTTGGATTAAAAATTATTATATTATGCCAAACATCATTTTTTTTATCTAATAAATCCATTAATGCATTAGTTTTTCCTGTACCTGTACCACCTAAAGACAATATCATACTTTTTGGTAATATATGATGTTTTTTAAAATTTTTATCTAATTTCTGTTTTTTTGTGCTTACTTCATTATACCAATTTTTCATGCTATATATAATAATAATATATTTTATTTTATGGATCTTTTAATAATTCATCTGAATCAGTACCAAAATTATTTATTGAAAATAATAAATCACTTTTTAATTTATCTGTTAATTCAATATCATTTAAATTACTTCTCTCATATAATTTTATATATTGATTATAAATATTATTTAGGTATTGGTCACCATCTATCCCGCGATCATCGTTTCTTAAAGATAATGTTCTATAAATATCAATACCTAATTTATGATATTCTTTGGACATATCATTTTCATTTTCTAATTTATCTTCAATTTTTAAATATAAACTAATTGAAGTTAAAACACCAATTATAAAACTGATAAAGCAATTAGTACCAGATATAATTTCTTGATTTAAATAATTTGTTAAAGAAACCGCAATAATAGCATTTAAACTTGATAATATTATTATTGGTAATTTAAAATAAACAACAATATTTTTTATACTAAAATATAATTTTTTATGATGTTCTGATAATGTATTAGAATTTATTCTAATTTCATTTAATAATTTTTCAATTTTATCATTCCAATTATTAGAACTTGTACTCATATATAATTATATAATAAAATTATTTTTTATAATTGTTGAAAAATAAATTCTGTACTTGCTGTATCAGTATATATTGTAAATTTAGATGCTATAAACTCAAATAAACCTGCTGCAGAATTTGATGAAGTACCAATACTAAAAATCAATATATCCTCTGAATCATCAAATAAACCTTTATCATTAGCTGGAATTGTTGAACTATTAATTTTAGTATGTCCATATGCTAAAGGATCATAAGAAATATTTTTTAAATTAGTTAGTAAAGAATAAGATGTGTTTATAATAGTAGTATCAGTATAATTTATTGAAAAAGTTTTTCTTGATTTATACCAACTGCCAAAATTAGGAGTTACTGAATTCATTTTAGTATATACATTATAAAATGGACATCCTAAACCAGTTATAGCAGAAACATTATAAAAATTTAACATTAAAGCTTTTATATCTCCAACTCGTAAATTACCACTGGGAATATACCAATTTATTTTTTGATTTAATTGATTTTTATAATATAATCCTGAATAACTTGTTATATCTGAAACTGAAGCAGGTATATAATCAGCCCTACCTGTACTATCTGCATAAACACTTTTAACGTGGTATATAGGAATACTAATAATATTAGGTTGTTTAGCTTCAATTATATTTAATCTATTTTTTAATGTTATATCAACTGTTTCTAGATCTGATATTTTGGCTAATTCTGTCACATCAACAGCTGCAAGATTTGCAATTTGTGAAGTATGTAATGATGTTAAATCTTCATTTGTAGATAATCTACTATCTAATTGTGAGCTTTTAACTTCTTCAGCAGTTAATCTATCATTAATTTCTGGTATAGTTACATTATTTATATCTTGAATATTTTGTGAATGACCATCAATTTTTGCTTTATAATTTAATCCACCAAAAAATATTCCATCAACTGATAATGATGAATTATTCACACCATCATATGTCACCAATTGTTTCATTACAGTTGTACCATTTTTATTAGAAGTTAAAACACTATAAGGAGCAGTTGTACTAGAACAAATATCAAAAGTTATTCCTGCTTTATCATTAGTACCACCAGCAGTTAATATTTTCGTTGAACCATTTGAATCAAAAATATAAGTTCCTTTTGAAGAAGTTGGTCCAGTTGGATAAGTATTTAAAATCGGAGTATTAGATAAATTACATCCTATTTTTGAATCTAAACTTAAGGAATAATCATATCCAATATAGGAATTAAAAACAACGTCTTGAGTTCTTGCAGTAGCCATTATATGATATATATATAAATATATATTATATATTTTTTTAATTTTTTACAAAATATTAAATAATTTTTATTTAGGGTGAAACCAATAAATATGATTGTGTAAAATCTGCATAATGTAAATTTAATTTATTAACTACAAATTCAACACTATTCACAGGGGATGAACTATTAGAACCAATAACAACTGCTAAAATTTTATCTGTTTGAGCATATGTTCCACGTGGATTATTTACTGTTGATTGTTCATATTGTATTTGAGTTTCATAATTAAATGGTACTAATGATTTATCAATAACACATACTCCTTGATAATTTGTATTTGCTGTAGGTTGAATAGATTGATTAAAAACATAAGTATTAGAACTATGAAAGAACCCGGGGGCAAAATCATTAATACCTGTGGGAACTGTTAAAATTGTTAAAAATAATGTATTATCATTTGAAGTAGTAACACCATTAAAAAAACTTATAGAAATTCCTTTTAAATCACTTACAAGAGTATTATTTAATTTATTTGGTGGAAAATACCAATTAATTTTATTTCCTAAAATTATATTTTTAAAATACCATCCCGAATACCCATAAGTATTCCTAATTAATAAACTTGTAGCAGGTGGTTGTCCATCAGCATAAATAACAGCAGATGAATAAATTAAAGTTGGTTGAACTTGATTCATTTTAACATTGACATTATTAAAAGTTAATGATGAAGCATTTAATACACTATTATTTAAATCTGTAGTAATTGTCATATTTTCAAATAAATTTATAGTTTGTATGGTTGATGGTGTAAATTGACCATTTTCCCATGCTAAAATTGGTTGTGGTAATGAAACTAAATCTGTACAATCAATTATTCCTGTTCCATCTGGATTTGTTGTTACTTGACCCAATTGAGTGCTAAAAGCAGTTAAATAATATGTAACACCAGTAACCATATTAACAGTATTTTGTAAAACTTGGATTGGATTTCCTAATCCAACAATATTCCATGGGGGTTGATTTATTGGAGAATCAAAAACAACAGCAACGGGAGTTGAAATTGTTATATTTGGTAAATTTACTAAAACAGGGGAACCACCTGTACTCCTATCAATAGTGAAACCATCTAAACCAATTGAAGCGGTATTAACAGGAGCAGTTGTACTATTAGCAGTATAAAACTTATGACCACCTAGACCAGAACCACAAACATTTAAAAATTTTAGAGCATTAGTTCCAGATTCTGTATAATGATAATGTCCAAGTGAATCACCTGTTGAAGTTGTAGGAAATGTAGATGTTAATAAAGATGACTTAGAAATATTTGATGCTAAAATACCTTGATGTGATATATTCCCTTCTAAATCTGACAATTGATTTATAAAATTATCTGGTATAAATGACATATATATATATATAATAGATATATATTATTATTATTATTATAATTATTATTTATTTTAATTTATACTAAATGGTGCTTGTACAATATTTTGTAAATTAAATGAAAATTGGGTACCAGCTGGTAATCCATTCCAAATTGTACTCGTTACAATGCTTAATGTATATGGTGGAGCACTTGTAGATGGTAGAAGTGTCGTACAATTTTTTTGTGTTCCTGCTGCGGTTCCAGTTAAACAAGTAGTCGTTATATTTAACGATGATGGATAAGGATTCGGCCACGTCGTCCATGGTAAAGTAGCAAATGTTATAACTGCTAAAACTGTTGTAGTTGTAATTGCTACATTCATTTGAATTGTTATTGGAGTATTAATAAAAGAACATAATCCGTAAGTTACAATAGAACCAGTATTAATTGTAGCACTACCAACAAATGATGAATTGGCAGAACCTGATGTAGCAGTAAAATTTGTTACTGATGGATTACCTGTTAATGTTTGAACAAAAGCAGTAGTTGCTATACTTGTGTCATTATCTGTACTTAGTGGTGTAGGTGCTGTAGGATTACCTGAAAATACTGGTGATGCTAAAGTAGCATAATTATTTAAATTGTTTTTTACATATGCCGTTGTTGCTATACTAGTGTCATTATCTGTTGTTTGTGGTGTTGTTGC